CGGTGACGGCGGAGAGACCATTCTGGATCTCGACTTCTCCGCAAGCGACACGCACTCGGTCAACATCCCGTCGGATGGGCTTCTGTCGACCTCGGACCCGTTTGTGTCGACTGCCACCAACGTGAATGCCATCACCGTTTTCTTTGCTTGAGGTGCGCTAGATGGCATACGAAATCCGCTCCATATCGCAGGTCGGAACCTCGGAGCCATTTGAGCTTCAAGTGTCCCGGGGCCAAATCCCGGGGCATTTGGCGTTGGACATTTACGCCTACAACCCGTCTTTTACCAACGTCGAAGAGACGGTGTGGGAAGGCAACGGCATCTACACCTACCCACCGTCTGCCACCCAGATGAAACTTGCCAGTACCGATGACACAGACACGTCAACCGTAACCATTTGGGGGCTGGACGCAGATTACAACTTCATTGAAGAAACGGTTGTCATCACAGGCCAGACGCCGGTGAGCACCACCCAAAGCTTTCTCCGCATCAACTTCCTATTCGTGACGCAAAACTCGCCGGAGGGGGAGATTTACCTTGGGACCGGGACATTCACGGCCGGGGTACCGGAAAACCTTTACGGTTACATCAACGGCGACAACGTCTCCCTGTCTTCAGTTTATACCGTGCCGGCCGGTTATACTTTGTACCTCGATCGAGGCACAATCTCTGTCACCTCCGACCCCGAGGCCATTATCAACAGCCGCCTCATGGTTCGCCCGTTCGGACAGGTTTTTCGCACAGCAGCCGTTGTTAATAGCATCAACGCCTTCCTCGAGTTCAACTGGCAGTATCCCATTCAAGTCCTTGAAAAAACAGACATTGAAACACGGGTCCGATGCCTGAAAAACCAAAACAACAGCGCCACCACATCCCTTGATGGCGTTCTCATTCAAAACAGGGGGTCGCTCTAATGGCCAAGACCAAAGCCAAGAAGCCAGCCTCAAAGAAATACGCCGACGGCACGACGTACAAGGACAGCAAGGGCAAGACCCGGCGCCGTGTTTCTTCGCCCGGCACCAAGCGCGGTGATGCCTACTGTGCCCGCACCGTATCTCAGAAACGTACTCCGAAGGTCAAAGTTCGCCGCAAGGCGTGGGGCTGCAAGGGTAAGAAAAGCGTAGGGTGAAGCATTATGGCTGATAAACACGAAAGCTGGCATTTGAGCAAAAGCGTCCCGCTGAGCCTAATCCTTGCTCTTATTCTTCAAGGTGGTGCTATACTCTGGTCAGCTTCGGCAGCGTTCGAGAACATTGAGGCCAACTCTCGGCAAATCTTTAAGGCCGAAACGCGCATTGAACAGATTGAAGAGACGGTGCAGAGTCAAGCTGTCATGTTGGCTCGTATCGACGAGAACCTGAAGGCGATTCGCAACTTGATTGAAAAGCTGGCGGAGGAAAGATGAACCGCTCTAGTATGGACAAGCAGATAACGGAGGTCCCCATGAAAAAGAAACCCAAGGGTTTTATGGCCGGCGGCAAAGTGAAGTCCGGTAGCAAGAAGTCTGGTTACGCCAAGGGTGGCAAGGTCGACCAGATGCAGTGCAGCCCGCGCAAACAGATGGCGATGAAGGGTCAAGACTGATGGCCAAGAAGGGCAACAAGATTTGCGCCAAAGGCAAAGCTTGGGCCAAACGGACATTTGACACGTACCCAAGCGCCTACGCCAACATGGCGGCCAGCAAGTATTGCAAGGACCCCAATTACGCCAAGAAGGCGAAGGGGAAGAAGACCAACAAGAAGGCCAAAGGCGGCCTTGTGAGGGTCTTCTGATGGGCGAGCTGAAGAAATGGCGGGATCAGAATTGGGTCCGGATTGACTCCAGCGGCAACATCGCCGGTGAGTGCGGGACGTCCAAGAACAAGAAAAATCCCGACCGGTGCTTGCCTAGAAGCAAAGCCGAGTCGCTGAGCAAGTCCGAACGAAAGTCGACAGCTCGGAAGAAGAAAAAAGCTGGCGCCAAGGGTAAGACCGTTGTCTCAAACACCAAGAAGGCGAAGGTCAAGAAAGCCAAAGGCGGGATGGTGAGGGTCTTTTGATTGAAGAGTGGATCAATGACCTTGCCGATGTGGACGAGGACATAGGTCTTCCACTCTGTCCGTTCGCCAAGCCCGCCTACGATCAAGGGCGGGTTCACGTCGTCGAGACAGACGGGCATCTTTGGGCCGAGGTCTTGGGCGCAAGCGCAAAGCTGGGCGACGAGCTGGATGTCGTAGTCGTTGTGGACGACACCTACAACGGTAGTTACGACAGGTTGGAATCAACGGCCGATGCCCTGAACGACTTTTTTACGACCGCTGGTATCGACTGCTGGGCCCTTTCGCATCTGAGCGAGTCGGCCGTCATCTTCGTGCAGCGATTGACCGAGTTGGACAATTCTGCTGCAAAGCTGGAAAAACTCGGTTACTATAAGCACTACAGCCCATGCGACTACCAAAGGCTAGTTGCTGAACGCAGGAAAAGGAGACACTGCTATGCCCGGAACTAAGATGATGCGTGGCAAAAAAACCACAAAACCCGCAGCAGGTCGCGCAAAAGCAAAACCCATGAAAAAGATGGCTCGCGGTGGCATGACCAAGATGATGCGCGGCGGAAAGGTTAAGGCGAAGTAAAAATGGCGACGTCAGGTTCCAGAGACTTTAACATCGATGTCGCCGAGATCATCGAAGAGGCCTACGAGCGTTGTGGCCTTGAGATGCGCACCGGCTATGACGCGAAGACTGCTCGCCGGTCTCTGAACCTGATGTTCGCCGAGTGGTCCAACCGCGGTTTGAACTTGTGGACGGTCGAGCAAGAAGTCCTTACCGTCACGCAGGGGCAATCCCAAGAGACCTTGGGCGAAGACGTTGTCGACATCCTCGAGATGGCGTTGCGTCGAGACGGTACCGATCTCGAGATGGAGCGGATCAGTCGCGGCCAGTACCTCGATTTCCCGAACAAGACCGATCAGGGTCGCCCCTCGCAGTTCTACTTTGACCGAAGCATCGCCCCGGTCATCAATCTTTGGCAAACGCCGGAGAACTCGACCGATCAGCTGGTGTTCTATTACGTTCGTCGTATCGAAGACGCCGATGCGCTGATCAACACGTCGCAAGTCCCGTTCCGTTTCTACCCGTGCATGGTTGCCGGCCTCGCCTACTATCTGGCCATGAAGCGCGCCCCGGAGCGCCTGCAGATACTCAAAGCGGTATACGAAGAAGAGTTCCAGCGGGCGGCCGAGGAAGACGAGGACCGGGTTCCTTTGAAGCTGGTTCCGGGGAGGCGATGAGCCATGGCTTACGCGTCCAACAAAAACGCATACGGCATTTCTGACCGATCCGGGTTCCGGTATCCTCTCAAAGACATGCGCCGAGAGTGGACCGGTGCGCTTGTTGGGCCTGACGAGTATGAGCCGAAGCATCCACAGCTTGAGCCCCCGAGGGTTGGGCCTGACCCACAGGCATTGCGCAACCCGCGTCCGGATCGCACCGAGCCTTTGAAGGTGTTTGTTGGGGTGCCAACGGTTGAAGCGCCTCGCCTCGATCGTCCTCGTATGGTAGGGGGTGTTGGAGAAGTTACGGTGGTGGCAACATGAGCTTTACATACGGTCAGCTGAAACAAGCGATCCAAGACTACGTCGAATATGACGAGACGTCCTTTGTCAACAACATCCCGTTGTTCATCCGGATGGCCGAAGAGCGCATCGTCAAGCAGGTGCAACTCAGCCTGTTCCGTAAGAACGCCACTGCGACGGCCTTTGCCAATCAGCAGTACCTCGCATGCCCGAGCGACTTTCTGGCGCCGTTTTCGCTGTCGTTCACCGGTGCGGACGGCGACAAGTTTTTTGTCGAGTTCAAGGATCCGAGCTTCGTGCAGGAGTACAACCCGGACCCCACGACCACCGGTGAGCCGCGGTATTTCGCGCAGTTCGATGTAACCAACTTCCTGTTGGCCCCGACACCCGCGCTTGAGTACACTGCGGAGCTGCACTACTTCTATCGGCCTCAGAGCATCACCGAACTGAGCGATAGCGGTACGACATGGCTGAGTGAAAACGGCGAGATGGCGTTGCTGTACGGCTCTCTTCTTGAGGCCAACATCTTCATCAAGGGTGAGCAAGACGTCATGCAGATGTACGGCAGCCGGTTGCAAGAATCGATCGCGGGTCTCAAACAACTGGGTGAGGCCAAGGAAGTGACCGATGAATACCGTCGCGGCAAAGTGATAAGGCCTAACCAATGAGTGCAGGATTTATGGATATCCCCCGAGATGTTCCGGTTGTTGGTGTTCGCACCACAACTGGCCGCGGGTTCACAACAGATGAGTTGGCAGCGCAGGCTGCTGATCGCATAGTGTCAGTTTCTGATACGGCGCCCCCTGCAATTCGCGATCAGGCCGTAGCCTTCAAGGGTTCGGTCGAAAAGCTTGTTGCGGAGTATCTAAAACAGGCGGTTCGCAGCGACCGCACAAGTGTGTATAATGCCCTCCAAGATGCAGGGCATCCAGACCTCGCCGAACTTATAAGGAGACTCTGACCATGAGCTTTACCGGCAACTTTCTTTGCACGAGCTTTAAGCAAGAGCTTTTGCAAGCTCAGCACAATTTCACCAACAGCTTTGGTGACACTTTCAAACTTGCGCTGTACGACAACAACGCATCGTTTGATGCGTCGACCACGGACTACACCACCTCGGACGAGGTGTCTGACTCGGGTAGTTACAGCGCTGGCGGCGGCACGTTGACGAATGTCACCCCAACCACATCGGGTACGACAGCTTTCTGCGATTTTGCGGACATCACGTTTACGTCGGCGACTATCACGGCACGTGGCGCGTTGATCTACAACACGACTGCAGGTACAGGTACTGGAACCACGAACGCCATCGCAGTGTTGGATTTCGGCTCCGACAAAGCGTCTACGGCGGGTGACTTCCAGATCGTGTTTCCGACCGCAGACGCCTCCACCGCCATCATCCGCATCGCGTAAGGTGATGTGCTGTGACTGACGTTGTTGTCCTCCTTACCGGTGGCTGGGGTAGCGATGGCTGGGGCGAAACCGCCTACGGTCAAGACGTTACCCCGGACCTCGCAGGTGCGTTGGAGGCTGACGTTGGTTCCGTGGAGACTTCGGGTGACGCTGTCGTTGGCGCTGTCGGCTTAGAAAGTTCCGGTGCGATCGGATCAGTCGATGCGACCGGCATATCTCGAGTCGAGGTCACAGGCGTTGAAGGTGATGGGCAAGTTAACGCATTGCGTTTTGATGCTCTGGTCAGCTTTGCCGGTTGGGGTCGCGGTGCTTGGGGGGCGGGCGCGTGGAGCGCAAATGAAACTCTTCCCGCCCTTTCGTCTCAACTTGGTGATGTTCAGATTGTAACAAACGTCGATGTTGCTCTTACCGGCTTGTCCACAACGGCTTCGGTGGGTGTCGTCACGGTTATCGAGGGCACGGGTGTTGAAGTACCCCTCGTTGGTCTCGAGGCTGAGGCAGCGCTTGGCGACGTCAGCATCATTGGAGATTCCACCCTATCACTCACAGGGATGTCTACCTCTGCGGATGTTGGGGGAGTTACTCAACGCACCAACCAAGTTATTTCCACCAGCGGGTTAGAGGCAGCCACAGGGGTCGGCACAGTCGAAGTCTTTGGAGACGCCAACGTCTTCCCCGTTGGACTAGAGGCTGGTGCGGAAATCAATCGTGTGCTAGTTTGGGGTCGAGAAATACCGGTTCCTAATACAGCATGGACCGAAATCGCAGCATAAGGGGCTGACATGGCCAGTACCTATACGACAAACACAGGCATTGAGCTTATCGCCACGGGCGAGCAGTCCGGTACGTGGGGCGACACAACGAACGTCAACCTTCAGATCATTGACCGCCTGACCAACGGCGTCGGAGCGATTACGCTGTCCGGGACGACGCACACACTGACGACGTCTGACGGCACGCTGTCCGACGGCCAGTATCAAGTGCTGGTGTTTGGTGGAACGCCGAGCGGCACAAACACTGTCACGATCAGCCCGAACGATCAGCAGAAATTCTTCGTTGTAAAGAACAACTCCGGCGAAAGCGTGATCCTCACCCAAGGCTCGGGCAACGACGTCACCGTCGCCAACGGCAACAGCGCCATGGTCTACGCCGACGGCGCTGGGGCAACGGCTGCGGTCGTTGATCTGACGGCTACGTTCCCGGCAGCGGGGGCACTGCTCGCGACGAACAACCTTTCTGATCTGGACAACGCAGCGACAGCTCGCATCAACCTTGGTCTAGCCCTTGGGAGCGATGTGCAGGCCTATGACGCACAGCTGCAAGCTATCGCGAACTTGACACCAACCGACGGCGTTTTCATCGTCGGCGACGGAAGCACCTTTGTTGGTGAGAGTGGGAGTACGGCGTTGGCGTCAATTGGCGGCGTTCCGCAAACATCCTCTACAGGATCAGCTGAGTTACCTACGGGCACCACGGCGCAACGCGACGGCTCACCTTCCGCTGGATACATCCGTTTCAACTCCACAGAAGGTGTTTTTG